CGTTCTTGTTGCTGTGTCATATGAGCAGCATGAAGATGGGGATATTGCAGTAAAAACCTACAAGAAAAAATTTGATATCGAAACAGCCTCAATTATTCCTGATTTCGATAATCCTGTAGATATTCCAGAAACTCGCTGGATTGATATTCGATTGCATGAAGAACCTGAGCCAGAGCCTGAAATTTTTCAAACTGAAACACCTGTTGATTTCCAGCCCAATAATTTATCTGAAGCTGTAGCTGCTGCAATGGCAGGGGTAGAACCTCCGGAAATCTCAGACACAGACGAAACACTTTAATAACCCGCTTAAACAGCGGGTTTTTTATTGCCTAAATTTTGGAGAACCATAAATGAGTTCAGGCGCAAAAATTCGATTATATGCTTGTGAGGAAGCAGTTTTAGGAACAACTCCTGCAAATCCAGTCTGGTACACCGTTCGTCGTGTTACTGATAGTTTGACTGAAAATGTTACTACTGAAGATAGCAGTGAAGTAGTTGATTCACGTTTTCGCCAAGGCGCTGTTGTAACGGAAGCCGAAGTAACTGGTCAACTAGAGTTTGAATTATCACTAGGTACCTTTGACTTATTCTTAAATGTTCTCGCTTTCAATAACTGGGCTGCAAATGCTTTAAGTTTTGGTGGTGGAGTACGTAAGTCTCTTACCTTGGTAAAAGTCTTTGAAGATATTGGTCAAGTCTTTATTTATCGCGGTATTCAAGTGAATACAGGTGAAATGACGATCCAGACCACAGGCAAAATCACTGGTAACTTTGGTTTAGTAGGTAGCTCATTTACGCGACAGCAGGTTAATCCTGTTACAAATCCTATTCCAGCATCGACTCGCCCTCTGGTGAGTATGCCAAACGTTGAAAAGCTACTTATTAATGGTCAGTCAATTCAAGGGAAAGCTTGTCTGCAGACACTTACCATCAACTTTAGTAATAATTTAGAAGCGATCCGTTGTATCGGTTCAGGTAAGTACACGCCTGAGTTCTACTTAGAGAAAATGATGGATATTGGCGTAAATGCTAATTTCATGTTTTCAGCAACATCTGCTTCTTGGATAGATGCTATTAAAACCCGTGATGTTTTTACATTGACCTTCGATATTACAGACACCAAAGGAAGTAAGTACTCGTTTAACTTCCCGCAACTTGAAGTTAAGGAAGCAAATCACCCGGATGGTGGTGGCGATGACATCATTACAATAGATATCAATTTTGCCCAAGTGCGTACTAGTCCAACGATTATACGTGCTCTTGTGTAATCAACTTATTCAGTAACAAAGCCTATGGAAACCCATGGGCTTTTTTATTTCTAAAAATTAGAGGTTGTTATGGCTTTAAAAGTCGGAATTATTAAAAGCTCGGACGTATCAAAATGGTGTGAATACAAGGGGGCTGATGGCGAAGTACAGGCAGAGTTCAAAGTCCGTGGTATTGCCTATAAACCTTTTCAGGTAGCGATTGAACGAGCAGGAAACCAGATCTCGTCTAAAGGCTATGATGTGATGGTCAAAGATGAAAATGCCAAGCTTTACCATGAATTGTTAATGGATGCGTGTGCTGCCCATTTAATAGAAGACTGGAAAGGTGTGGTATTTGCCGAAATCGTAGACGGTAAAACGGTTGAATCTGAAAAGCCCTATACACCTGAGAATGCCTCAAAGCTTCTTAATCTTGGTGATATTGGTATTTCAATCTGGCTATTCATTAAAGAACAGGCCCAGAAGATTCAGGAAGACGCAGACAAGGACAAGGCTTTAATTCTGGGAAAGTCATCGAGCTCTACAAATACCAAAAAACGTATGCGTCGAAAACGCCGCACGAAATCGAACAAATCAAGTTCTTAGGTGGTCGTATTCCTGATCCGCCAGAGTATTCTTATGCGGCTGATTCCATTCTTTCGGCATTTAGTACTATTGCCAGATCCAGACGGTATGAGCAGGGCATCCCGTTATCTTTAGATCAGCAGGCAATCAATGTCTATGCAGAGCATAATGATTTACCAGTAGCTGCTCATATCTTTAATGACTGTATTTTTGCATTGGATAATTTGTTTTTGGATGAGGTGCATAAGAAAGCGAGTAAAAAATAGAAATCTATATTGCATTTGGCAAAAATCAAAGATAAATTGATGTCTCATACTTCTCACTCTTTGAGTAAGGGCCGCCGGTCGAATGTCGGGCTTTTTTTGTTAAGTGGTAATTCACCTACAAAGGAAAGCATGATGAAGAACCTTACTCATGCAGAACCCTATTTCATCATGCGTGAAAAAAAGGAACTGCAAAAGAGACTTTTAGATAAGAACAATGAACTATTGGAATTGATGCAAAGAGTTGAAAAATACTTGATGAGGATAGAAAAATAGAGAGTTGTCTTTCTACAAAAAAGCCCGCCTAATCAGCGGGTTTATTTGTTTCTAGCTCTTCAATTCGTGCCATTAGTTTTTCAATTAAAACAGTTGCGCGATCTAAATTCTTATTGCTCATATCTATAAGCTTCATAACTTCAGTTGGGATTTTCTCATTTATATCAAGGCTTTCTTCAAGTCTTGCAACTATTTCAGCAGTTAAAGATCTTTCATTGTCTTTAGCCTTCTCTTCTAATAATTCTTTGAGCTTGCTAGGCATTCTAAAATTCACTTGAGAATAATCTTTAGCCATGGACCATATACCGCAAATTGACAATTAACTAATCATATATAGCAAAAGTGCTTTACACAATGAAGCAAGAGTGCTATAAAGTAAAAATGCTATATAGCAAAGGTGCTTTATTGGAGGTAAAAATGACAAGGCATGATAAGCAAATGAACGTTCGTATGGCACATGAAACAGTAAGTGAATTAAAGGAGGTAGCAAAGAAAAATCGTCGATCGGTAACGGCTCAGTTAAATCAAATCATAGAAGACTGGCTAAAAGAACAGAAACAACAGGATGCGAAAGCATGAAATTAACAGACAACAAAAAAGCCCCTGAATCTTGGCGGATGCGGAGCTTGATTGAAGTCATAACAGTGAGATATGAACTATGTTAAATATACCATTCGAATTTGATAAAGACAAGGTTCTAGATATTACCGATCTACTGCCAACCATTCCTATTGAGATTCTTGAGAAAGTAACAGATCAAAACGGTTCTGTTTCGGCAGATGAAGAAAATTTTCTAAAATCTGTAGGCCGTGCTGCGGAAAATGCAAACCTTCCAGTTTTAAAGGGATTAAGTGCTATTGGTGTGTTGCTTGCCAACGCAAATGAAGAAATACCGTTAGGAACATTTAATGATGTTGGCTGGTTAATACAATCGCTTAGCGAACAAGTTTTAGCTATAAGCCATATGCAAGGGTTCGCTGACTTACTTCTTGATGCAAGTAATAAGAACAAAATCTCTAAGGGCAATGGAGGGCTAATGTTATGAATATGCTTATTAACCAAGAAACTTTAATTCCAGTTGTTGATAGAGATATTGGCGGAGAGGTTCAGCCTTCTGTTGATGCACGTGAATTGCATAAGTGGCTTAAATCTGGGGAAATGTTTGCCACATGGATAAAAAAACGGATTAAGACCTATAAATTTATTGAAAATGAAGACTATATTAGTTTTTTGGTAAACCCCAAAAAACCTAATGGTGGGCGTTCTTCAAGAGAATACATATTAACTATTGATATGGCTAAAGAGCTGTCAATGGTTGAAAACAATGAACAAGGTCGGGTTGCAAGACGTTATTTTATTAACTGTGAAAAAGCATTGCGACAAACAGCATTTGGATTAATGAACCAATTCAACAGAGCTGTATTAGAGTTTGAGAAGTTTACTGAAATTGCTTCAAATGCTGGAAGAACATTATGTTTGGTTGGTAAGCAGTACAAACCTCAAGCATTAAGTAAGGTTGAGGAGCTGAAGCAAAAGATTACGCCTTTGCTCCCATTCGAAGAAGACGAGATGCAAGCTTAAAAGAATTAAGAACCCGCCAAGTGCGGGTTTTCTTCATGTGACATTTAGTAACCAGTTTGTTAAAGTTAGTACACTTTATAACAAACGGTGAAATTCATGAAAAAGATTATTTTTATTCTAGCTGCACTAGGAATTATTACAAGTCATGGGTGTATTACTATTCCTTCTCCAGAAGAAGTCCAAAGAAATGCTTATAAAGGATATTCTGAAGTGGTAGAACTGAATAGTATTCCTAAAGATCAAATATTTGAACTTTCAAAAATCTGGATTGCTAAATCTTTTAATTCTGCAAACAATGTCATTCAGTATGCGGATAAAAATACTGGAATAATCATAGGGAAAGGTAACTTTTCTCTTAAATGCCCTGACAATGTAAAAGGTATGAATTGCTTAGCTTATACATCAACTAAAGCAGAATTTACTTTGAAAATAGAGATAAAAGATGGCAAATCCAGATTGACCTTTAGTGATGTACACCAAGCTGTAAATAACTACCCATTTTATGACAATATTTCTAAACCTATTATTGATTCCCAGATTAAAGGGATAGTTAAGAACTATGGTCTTGATATCATAAATCAAAAGAATGATTCAAATTGGTAGTAATTTGCTAATAAATAAAAGGTTAAATACTCATACTTAATAGTTTTTAAATACCAAATAGCCCACTCATCGAGTGGGTTTTTTAATACCCAAAACAAAACCCCAGTAGCGCTAACTACTGGGGTTTTTCATTCCACCCACCGACGAAAGTAAGAGGAAAGTAAATCTATATGGAGCATTTTAAACCAATAGTGGAGCTTATGAAAGTGTCTATTGAAAAGTATGGCTTATGGCAGACAATTATTGCCTTTTTAATTTTGTTTTCCATACCAATTCTAATCTGGAAATTACCTGAAATCATTGCAGCGATTAAAGCCTAAAACCGACCTATCAATGGTCGGTTTTTTATTACCGAAATTTTGGAAGCAAATATGACGGATAAATCCAAATGGTTTGTTTTTAAGAAAAATGATCAAGTTTTTGGATGTTTCAGGATTAAGCCTTTTTCCGATCCTGAATTTGGTAAAGCCTATAAAATGCTTTGTACCAAAAAAAGTATTTTTAGAATGAGTGCCATGCGATCTGCCCAAGAGTTTGCAAAAATTATCGCAACTCATCTTATACAGGATTGGGAAAATATTGAACTTTCAAAAACAGGAATAGCTGGAGAAAAGGAAACACGGTATTCGCCTCAATCGGCCTATCAGCTATTGATGTATGGAGATCTAGGGGCTGAGATAACTTCATGGATCTTGGAAAAGTCCAAAAGTATTGCCTAGTTAAGACTCGATTTATTGCCGCCGCTTAAGGTGGTTTTTTATTGCCTGAAGGAAAGTCAAATGGCTCAAGAAGCTCGCTTAGTAATTGCTATTGATTCGGAACGCGCGAAACGCACTGCACAAGACTTATCTGTTGAATTGGATAGCATCACCAAAAAAGGGGATTTCGCCTCGAAATCTATGGACCGGATGTCTGTAGCTACTCGTGCACTAGCAGGGTATATGGCTGGGCTAGTAACAGTAAGTTCTGCCATTTCAAAGATGGATACATATACTGGACTACAAAACCGCCTTAAGTTGGTCACTAATAATCAAGTTGAACTAAATAAAGCTACGGAAGACACTTTCCGAATTGCTCAAAAAACCTATTCAGCTTGGGATTCTGTGTTACAGGTTTACCAGCGTTTTAGTGATAATGCCAAAACTTTAAACCTCACAATGGATGACACAGCACGTTTAACTGAAACAGTTTCTAAAGCTGTAGCAATTAGTGGTGCAAGCGCAGAAGCTGCTGATGCAGCTTTAGTTCAGTTCGGGCAGGCCTTGGCTAGTGGAACGTTGCGTGGAGAAGAACTTAATTCTGTAATGGAGCAAACCCCAGCACTAGCAAAGGCTATTGCTAAAGGTATGGGTATTACTGTAGGTGAATTA